AAAACTATCATGGGTATTAGTTAATCAATTAATAAGGGAATTTTATAAACAAAGAAACTACTTATTGTGATGAGATGCCTCTAACAAAGGAGAAAGTTTATGTCTAGTATGCTCGAAGAAGCCATTATCGATGCCCAGGCTTTAAAAGAAGCGGCCAAAAAAAGCGCTGAAGAAAAAATTATTGAACACTTTTCTGATGATATTAAAGAAGCTGTTAATATTATTTTAGAACAGGATATTATGGATCCTGCCGCAACATTGGTACCCGGCTTAGGAACCACAATGGCCCCCACGGCGCCATTCATGCCGCAAGCAACACCATTGGCCCCCGACACAATTGATCAGAGCTTGGTTGATATGGAGGCAGAAGGCACCGACACCCACGCAGGCGAATCTGTAGTCAAGCAGACCCCGTATTCGGCAACGACTTCCGATAGAGATGTTGTTAGCATCGATTTGGACAAACTGGAAGAATCGATTAGACAAGAAATGAAAGACTATGATGAGGACGGTAATCTTATGGAAGAAGAATATGAATTAGATGATGATATGCTAGAAGAAGGGGATTATAAATCTGCTTGCTATAAAAATTGTGTGGAAAGAGGCGGCGATAACAACACGTGCGCGGACGTATGTGCAGACGAAGAAGAAAAACAATCATTCGACGTTGTAGAAGAAGATGCTATTCCTTATAACCGTGATTGGCGCGAAGACGCCCACAACAGAGACGACTGTAAACCAGGCGAAATATACAATGAACTCGATGGCACGTGCGGCCCCGCCGCAAGCGAAGAAATTACCATGGAGGAAAACCTGGAAGATATGATTCGTAATATTTTAGCGGAAGAATCCGCCGATCTTTTTGAAGGTGACAGCGATGACGATGATGAAACCTCCGGCTCCGGAACTGAGGACGTCTTGACCCCAGGAAAAAAGATGAAACAAAAATGCAAAAAACTTGAGACTTGGAATGCAAAAACTAAAAAATGCGAACCAACAATTAAAGACAAGAAGGTACAGATGGCGCCGACAAATGAAAGCCACGCCTCTACCAAGAAGGCACTTAAAGAACACAAACAATTAAATAACAAAGTAAAACTTTTAGAAGAAAAATTAAATAAATATCAAGAAGTTTTCCCTCAATTAAAACAACAATTGGAGGAAAGTAATCTGCAAAATGCAAGATTACATTATCAAAATCGCGTTTTAAGTAGCGCCTCGTTGAATGAGCGGCAAAAAGATAGACTTGTCGAGACTATTTCAAAAGCGAATACTGTTGAAGAAGCAAAAATTATATATGAAACACTTCAAAGTGCAGTGGGAGCCAACGCCACTAGTGGCCGGCCCAAATCACTGAACGAAGTCGTGACAAAAAGCTCTTCAGCCTTTATGCCTCGTACAGAGGAAAAGAGGGTTGACCCCCTTGCAGCGAGAATGAAAGCTCTCGCTGGAATAACTGATAAATAAAGGAGGAAAAGAAAAAATGTCAGTACTTCAAAAACTAACAGAAGGGATCGTTAATCGCGATCTCAAAGCCGAAGGCGCTGCGCTGCTCGATAAATGGGGCAAAACAGGTCTTCTTGAAGGTCTCGGCGGAGAACACGGCAAGCACAATATGGCTCGCCTACTCGAAAACCAGGCCTCGGAACTTCTTCGCGAAGCTTCCACCATGGCGCAGGGTGATGTCGAAGGTTTTGCAGCCGTCGCGTTCCCCATTGTTCGCCGTGTTTTCGGCGGTCTTGTCGCAAATGAATTGGTTTCTGTACAGCCAATGAGCCTCCCATCTGGACTCATTTTCTTTATGGACTTTCAATTTACCGACACGAGATTGAACGCGGCGACGGGGAATTCATTGTATGGCGGTGGTGTGGTTGGTCAACAACTCACCGGCGGTGTCGATTTGTCTGGTCCCGGCGGAAACGCTGAACGAAGCTTTTATTCATTGAATAATGGCTACAGTTCGCCGACCGCGTCTTCCGACATGTCGATTTCGTTGTTTGCTTCTGTGGCGTCCTTTCCGGGCGACGCTCAAGTTGGTAAACTTTGCCGATTTGATCCAGGTATTACTTCTGGATCCGCCGTTGTTATCGGCAAGGCCACAGTAAGTTCCCTTTCGCAGCTTAATAAAGATGACCTCGTTGCTATTAACTGGAATCTCACCGCAGGTTCTGGCTCGGGAGATGGTCTGACCGGTAATCAAGTGCGTCGCTTGACACAATACAGTGGCTCTGCAAAGGATCACCTTCTTGTTGTCGTCGCCGCGACCGGTTCCGAAACCGTTGCAAACTTGTCCAAGAACCTTACGGGCTCTACCCATAGCGTTAAGTACACAATGGCGGACGCTTTTGATGGTACCGCAGCTGCTGGGTCTTCCGGTGCAATTGGTGCAGTTGTTGGCGCAGATAATTGGGGCTTGGAAAACGATGAGGGAATTCCCGAAATCGACCTGAAGGTCGACTCGGTATCCGTCACCGCAATCACCAAAAAGCTGAAAGCGAAGTGGACACCAGAACTTGGTCAGGATCTTAATGCCTACCATAACTTGGATGCCGAAGTTGAGCTTACGTCAATTCTTTCTGAGCAAATTGCTCTTGAAATTGATCGCGAGATTATGGAAGATCTCATTAAAGGCGCAACGGCCGGTACGTACTACTGGTCTCGCTCTCCTGGCTTGTTCTTGGATCGAACAACCGGCGCAGAGGTCGGTGCATCCGCGAAAGCTCCGGATTTCACCGGTACCGTTTCTGAATGGTATGAAACTTTGATCGAAACGGTCAATGATGTGTCAGCGCAAATTCACCGTAAGACGCTTCGAGGTGGTGCAAACTTCCTTGTTACGTCTCCGGAGGTTGCTAATGTTCTTGAGTTTACGGCCGGTTTCCGCGCAAGCATAACCGCCGATGACAACAAGGGTATTGCTGGTGCGCAAAAAGTTGGTAGCGTAAGTAAGAAATTCGACGTATTCGTCGATCCTTATTTCCCGCGCAACCTTATCCTGGTTGGTCGTAAGGGCAATAGCTTCCTTGAAAGTGGCTATGTATATGCACCTTATGTGCCGTTGCAGGTTACTCCCACAATCTTTGGTGTGGAAGACTTCGTGCCCCGTAAGGGTGTCATGACTCGATACGCCAAGAAAATGGTACGTCCCGATATGTACGGCTTAGTCGTCGTTCGTGGACTGCTTGGTGAGAGTGGCTCCTAAACCATAAAATAGATTTTTAATCTAACTTAAAGCCTCCACCCCCGGGTGGAGGCTTTTTTATTTTAAAAAAGTGAATATGTCAAATTTTTACGCAGCCAATTTTTTGAGATTTTGGATTGTAGGAACTATTTATTAGAAAGGAGACTTATTATGGGCAAATCATGGAAAAAGCTTTGGCTAACAAAAAAAGTAAACGCCGCTAAGAAAGCAGCACAGGAAGTGGCAGAAATTATAGAAGAAGCCGTACAAGAGACAAAGAAGACCAAGACAAAATCTATCTGGAAAAGAAAGAAAGGTAAGTAATACTCCTTAAACGTCTAGCTTTTCTAATTTCTCCAACTATTTATAGGGAGGAGATCTAATGAATGGCACAACCTACCTTAAGACCCGTATCCCAAACGAGCGCCGTTACGCTCAATTCTAGCAGCGTACCTAGCGATGTAATAGACAACACGGCATTGCCATTTCAAATGTATTCTGACTCTACGTCGGCACTATTTTCTCAATACTTTTGTTCAGGCGCCGCAGAACAGGTTGCTTACACGTATAAAAAGCTTGGCGGCGATGTATTAGACATAGAGTTGACTAGCGGAAGTGTTTTTTCGGCATATGAAGAATCTGTCTTAGAATATTCTTATATTCTCAACATCCACCAAGCGAAAAATACACTATCAGACCTGCTGGGAGCAACGACGGGCACTTTCGATCAGGATGGGCAAATACAGAGTGATGATTCTCTGTATGGGAAGAACATCAATCTTAAATATCCTCGTTTTGAATTTGCATACGCTCGCCGCGTCGGATATGGCACCTCGACGGAAATCGGCCTTGGCGGAGAGGTTACGATATATTCTGCGTCCTTTACGGGGTCGACCGGTATACAAAGCTACGATTTACAGAAAATTATTTCTTCATCTGCGGCCAACACCGCATCTTTAGATTTTTATGGAAAAGTTGGCGATAAAAGAATCAACATAACAAAAGTTTACTATAAAACACCACAGGCTATGTGGAGGTTTTATGGATATTACGGTGGATTAAACACCGTTGGTGATTTATCGAGCTACGGTCAATGGACAGATGACTCTACCTTTCAAGTGATACCGGTATGGCAAAACAAAGCACAATCCATGGCTTTTGAGGACGCAATATATACAAGGAATTCACAGTATTCATATGAAATAAAAAATAATAGATTAAAAATATTCCCAAGCCCGGTGGAAACGAGCCCAAAGACGTATTGGTTAGAATTTTTCGTAGATCCAGATCCGTGGGACGAGGGCGACACCGAGGGCCGCGGCGGCGGCACACAAACGAACGGCATTAACAACTTAAATACGCTTCCTTTTGAAAATTTACCGTATGAAAATATTAACGCAATTGGAAAACAGTGGATTAGGCGCTTTGCGTTGTCTGTGTCTAAAGAAACTTTAGGTACCGTTAGAAGTAAGTTCGCCACCATACCAATTCCTGGCGATAGTGTAACTTTGGACGGCAAAGATCTTATTAGCCAAGCCCAAACGGAACAAAAAGATTTAAGAGAAGAGTTGAAGACCATTTTAGATGAGTTGACGTACACAAAATTAATGGAAGACGATGCAAAATTGATGGAAGCAGTCAACACACTCGATAAACATATCCCATTAAAGGTGTATGTGGGGTAAAATGAGATGCCTTTAGATAAAGACAAATGGTCCCAGCCTGCATCCCCGCCGCCTCCGTTGTTTTTGGGCAAAAAAGAGCGCGATCTTGTAAAGCAGGTAAATGATGAATTAATAGAGCGAGTAATTGGGCAGGAAATTATTTATTATCCAATTAGCGTAGAAAATACTAATTTTCACTCTTTATATGGCGAGGCCATTGAAAAGAATTTTTTAGCACCGGTAAGAGTTCACGCGCTTGTAACTTGGGAAGGTTATGCCACCACTGTATCGAACCTAGGGATAGATAAAAGGCTATCAATCACCGTAAAATTCCACCGGCGCCGCCTAACCGAGGACCAGGATTTATATGTGAGAGAAGGTGACTATGTTTTATATGGACAGGATTATTTTGAAATTTTTAATCTAGATTATCCAAAACAAATATTTGGCCAAGCCTGGGCCGGCTGGGACCGCGTCTTTGAGATTGAGGCAAAATGCGTAAAAGCAAGGGAGGGCACTTTCGATGCCAGTTGATTATTCTTATACAGGCATAGACAACGCAAATGATATTTTAGATGAAGTCGCAGTAGAGCCATCAAATTTAGAAACAATAGATCTTGCTTTTTATGATTTTATGAACGAAGAGATGAATATTCACGCGGAGACGAATAAAGGTTGGAAAAAAACGCCTATTATTTGGGCGTCCCCCGAGCGCGTATATTTCTCAAAAGAGAAAAAAGAGCTATATGATGTAGATGGAACTTTAATATATCCGCTTATAAGCGTCGAGAGAAGCTCCCTTAATAAAAATTTATCTAAAAAAGGTAAGTATTCAGGCGCCCCGCCTTTTATGATAGGTCCATATCACGGGGGAAGAATTATGGTTGGGAGAAGAATTGTACAAGATAAAACCAACAACTATTCCATCGCAGACAATCGGAAAAAACTTAACAACACAACAAGAACGCCCGGGCGCCAATCGTACTATCCAAGAAAGGAGAACAAGAAAGTTGTCGTGGAAACCTTATACATACCGCAACCAACATATGTTAGTATTGATTACACCGTTACTCTTAAGAGCAATTTTCAGCAGCAAATGAATGAAATGGTACAACCGTTTACAACGCTAGGTGGCCACATAAATTCGTTTTTAATTACGCGCGCTGGCCACTCCTACGAGGCTTTCATGAGTGGCGACCTAACACAAGAGAACAACATTGGATCCTACAAGGATGAAGAGAGGACATACCAAACACAAATCAAATTTAATGTGCTTGGCTATTTGATTGGAGAGGGCAAAAACCAAGAGCGCCCTCGTATCATTAGAAGAGAAAATGCAGTCGAAGTTAAGATTCCGCGCGAGCGAGTTATTGTAGGAGATTTGCAAGAGTTTGACCCCCGTAGTGATTTTTATAGAGAATAAAGACTTAAAAAGGTTTTTGCATAAATCTACTACTATTTATTAAAGAAAAAGCATGTCCGCAAGAGGAGAAATTAGACCATGTCTTATAGAAAATTTAAGTTTGTATCCCCGGGGATTTTTATCACCGAGATTGATAATTCACAATTGCCAAAACAGCCCACCGCGATGGGCCCGGCGATTATCGGAAGAACGGCGAGAGGCCCAGCTTTAAAACCCATTCAAGTTAATTCTTTTGAAGAGTTTCTCGACATCTTTGGAAAACCGATTCCTGGCGGCCAAGGCGGCGACGTTTGGCGATACGGAAACTTCACGGCTCCTACTTATGCGGCATATGCAGCCCAAGCGTGGCTTCGAAACAACTCCCCAGTTACGATGGTTAGGTTGCTGGGCCAAACGAACAAAGACGCTACCAGCGACGGCTACGCCGGCTGGAAAACAGACAACACTGGAAATACGGATACCGCTAGTACCAACGGCGGAGCTTTCGGCTTGTTCATTTGCGAAGCAGACGCTGCAACGGCCATCGGTCCGGTTTCCGCGTCCATGGACAGTCCTATTGAAGGCACCCTCGCTGCAATTTGGTACCTTAACAAGGGCGCCATTGCACTCTCCGGACAGACAATCTTAACGGGGTCTTCCACTTACGACAAAGCGTGTGCAACGTGGATGCGAGCTGTCGATACTGGCCCAGCTTTCAAAGTCGTTGTACAAGATAGCGATGGTAACACGGTTGTTGACAGTTCATTTGATTTTGATTCTAAGTCACCACGGTTTATTAGAAAGGTGTTTAACACTAACCCAACTTTGACTAATAGCACCTTAAACTCGACTGGCACTCTTGATTATTGGCTTGGAGAGAGCTTTGAAGGCCATGTTAATACATTTGTCGCCAACGATCCAGGCGGCGCCTCCGGCATTAGCGGCAGCGCGGCCGGCTCTACTTATGGCATCATACTACCATTGGCAAGCCCCAACGGCGACATTAAAGGCGGCGACTTCACAATGAGCACCTCGAAAAGCCCAAGTGGCCAGTTCGCTAAAACGGGCTGGTTTATTACTCAGGACATAGGCGGTGACACCGCCTCTTACAACCCAGAAGCCCAACAGAAACTATTCCGCCTTTGTGCAAGAGAACTTGGCGAGGAGACGCAAAGAAAAATCAAGATATCACTTCAGGACATCAAAGTAAGTCCGGATCCAAGCAATCCGTACGGAAGCTTTACGGTTGCGATTCGCAATATTAAAGATATCGATACCGCCCCGGACATATTAGAACAATATAACAATTGCAGTTTAAATCCGGCTTCTGATAACTATATTGCCAAAAAGATTGGTAATAAATATGAGGAGTGGAACGATACTGACCGCCGCTATCGCTATTATGGCGATTACGCTAATGTTTCTGATTATGTGTATGTTGAAATGAACGAACAGGTCGACGCCGCGGCCACGACAGCGGAATATCTCCCATTTGGAGTTTTCGGACCACCACGTTATAAAGGATTTGCAGCATCTGGGTCTGCAATGTCGGTTTATAATCAGCCTGCCGAGCCCATCGGGGACGAGTCTAGTGGTTCGTTTATTAGATCTGGCAGCGCAAACCCAATCACTACACATTCTTTAAATGGTACGTTCTTTTCCTCAAGCGAAGGAACGACCGTAAAAGCACAATACAAGTTCCCTCTTTTGCGGCTTCGAGCAAGTTCTTCCGAGGGCAACCTCACGGACGCGAAAGATGCCTACTTTGGTGTTGACACCACATATAGCACCACGCACGCTAGGTTTGATGCAAGTGTTTACGAGCTTTTACGAACAAAAGCCGATGATATTAATGGCCACGACGCGAATGGGAAGACAACAGAAGCTTCTTGGGTTTTCTCCCTCGATGATGTTAGAAACATTACAGTTAGTGCCTCTTCTTACACTGGAGACTACAAGGATGGCGCCGTTTGGCAATCAGGATCCCGAGCTAATGGAATTTCTTTCACCGCTCACACCGGATCTGGCAATGGCGTCGTCGGAAGCACCGCAACCACTAAAGGACCGGCCACCGCCTCTTACCAAAATGTTATTGATGATGATAAAGGCGGCGTAAAGGCCGGCTGGAACCGGTTCACAACATGTTTGCACGGCGGTGCAGATGGAGTGGACATTACAGAAATGGACCCCTTTAATAATGCAATTATAGAGGGCAAGACAGAATTAAACAGTTCTGCATACAATGCCTTTAATGTGGTCATCGATTCAATCAGAGATTCTGAAATTGTCGAATACAATTTGGTGACCGCGCCCGGCATGACCAACAATACGCTTAACTCGAAGCTTGTACAGATGTGTGAGAACAGAGCGGATGCGTTGGCAATTATTGACCTTAAAAATGGCTATACGCCAAGGGCAGAGTCGGACAAGACGAGATCTCAAAGAAAAGGTAATTTGACAAATGTTGTTAGCAACAAGAAAAATAATTTGCTAATTGACAGCAGTTATGGTTGCGCTTACTACCCGTGGGTCCAAATTCGAGATACGGTCAACGGCGCCACTTTGTGGGCGCCCCCATCAATCGCTGCTTTGGGCGCAATGTCTTATGGCGAAGCGACTGCGCAGCTTTGGTTTGCTCCCGCGGGATTTACTCGTGGCGGTCTAAGCGCTAACCGCGCCGCCGGCGTCCCAGTTGTTGGCGTAGAGCAACGTCTCACCTCCAAGGAGAGAGATAAACTTTACGAAGCAAATATTAACCCAATCGCAGCGTTCCCGGCTGAAGGTATTGTAATATTCGGACAAAAGACGTTGCAATTAACGCCTTCTGCGCTCGATAGAATTAATGTGCGTCGACTCGTGATATATCTGAAAAAACAAATATCAAGATTTGCGGCCACGGTGCTGTTTGATCAAAACGTCCAGACTACCTGGAATAGGTTTAAATCAAAAGTCGAGCCATTCCTTAGCGACGTAAAGGCTGGATTGGGTATCACGGAGTATAGACTGATACTGGACGAGACAACCACGACACCAGACCTCATTGATAGGAACATCATGTATGCTAAAATATATGTGAAACCGGCCCGGGCCATAGAATTTATTGCAATTGATTTCATTATTACGGATTCAGGAGCATCTTTTGAAGACTAAAAATTTAATTTAATTCTATTTATTAATAGAGAGATAAAAGGAGAAACTAAAAAATGGCTGGAAATCAATTCTGGAGTTCTACAACGATCGACCCCAAACGAAATTTTCGATGGGTGTTAGTCTTTGATCAGATTCCCACTTTTGTGATCACCAAGGCCGCGAAACCAAGCTTTGAAGTGTCGAGTGTCGGGCATCAATATGTTGCTCATAAGTTTAATTACCCTGGCAGAGTAACATGGTCGCCTGTTGAAGTCACTCTTGTCGACCCCGTGTTTCCAGACGCGTCAGCTAAAATAGTTAAAATCTTGGCTGCCTCTGGCTATGCAATTCCGGGCACAGAAGCAGATGGTACCATTTCTATGGGTAAGCGAGACGCTGTTGCGGCCGTTGGAGTACCAGCGATATTACAGCTAGATGGCAAAGGCCGCACGGTTGACAGATGGACACTCCACAACGCTTGGATATCCAAGGCTAGCTTTGGCAGTTTAGATTACACCTCAGAAGATATGATCAATGTCACATTAACTTTCACGTACGACTGGGCAGAATATTCAGGCGCCCCCGCTTCGGTTGACAATCCGACACCGAATTTGATTTTGGGCAATGGCCCCGATCAATTGGGAACTATTGAAAAATATCAAGAAGAAATGGGGCAAATTGTAAACACATCTGGCCTCAATCTTTAGTTAAAGAGACAGGACAATGACTAATCCAAACTTTTTTTCCCCCGGTTCTTGGCAATTCTGGAGCAACCCTTCGGTAAGGCCTAAAAGAACCTTTGAGGGGATGCTTTTGTTCGGGGATGTAATATTCGGCGGCGCGGGCGCAAATAGTTTTCCTCCTTTTATGGTTAAAAGTTTCAGCAGACCAGGGTATACTGAAATAAGCACACAAGCTGGAGAGTATCAATTACGAACTGGTGACTTTGCTCGCATAGATTATCCGACGCAAGGGTTTGCTACAAAAGATTTGAATATTACTTTAGCAGATGTGAATATTCTTGGCCCAGAGGGAGCCGATACAGCTGGGCATGTGAACACTTCATTGACAATGATGCAAAAAACATGGACATACGAAGAAGTAGCCATGGGCACGGAAGAGGGATCCGAAAACGACGCATATCAACGTTTTATAGATGGGTATATTGCTGGAAACCCTCAAATTATCACCATTCTTGAATTAGATGGGAATGGCGGCGTCAATGGAGAGTGGAGCATATACAAACCCGTACTAAGTGCGGTCAAATTTTCAGATTTTAATTACGAAACCGAGCAACTTGCTAGCATAGATTTGACATTTAAATATAAAAATTTTAAATTCACACAAGGCTGGAGCGAAAAAGAGCTTGATATGAGACTAAATGCAGCTTCTAAAGAGCGGCAACAAGTGATTAGTAATTGGATTGAACGCGGTTCAAAATGGTTGGCTAGTACTTATTAAAATTTAATAAAAAAACAATATGAGGTAAAAATGAGCGCAAGATCAAACGAAGATAGACTTGGCATCGCTGCAGGCCAGTCGGAAGAAAATAGTTTACAGCAGCCCACCCTGGAGGGTGGCACTTTAAAGTTTATAACTCCGACTGAGTTTGTAGATCTACCAAGCAAGGGGGAGTTTTATCCACCGAACCACCCCCTTCACAAACAAGAGGTCGCGGAAATTAGACATATGACCACGAAGGAAGAGGACATTTTAACATCTATAACACTGTTAAAGAAAGGTCTCGCACTTGATAGAATGCTGGAAAGTATTTTAGTGGATAAAAGAATAAAAATAGACGATTTGCTGATGGGGGATAAAAACGCGCTCATCATCGCGGCCCGGACTCATGGCTATGGTCCAATATACGATACACACGTTGAATGTCCCAACTGTTCAAACAGGCAAGAATATTCATTTGATATGGGCGCTTTGGAATGTCAAAGCGCGCCAAGCGAACTTATGTCTAAGCGCGCCATTCAAAAAACTGAGGTTGGGACATTTTTAGTGCCAATTCCACAAACTGATTATGTCGTCGAAACACGCCTTTTAACGGGGCATCACGAAAAGAAAATCCTTGAGATTCAAGAACATAAAAAACAAAGAAATTTTCATGAAACAACCGCGACCGATTTTCTTAGGGCAATAATCGTTTCAGTCAATAATATAGGTGATGAAAAATCTATAAATGAGTTTATTAATAGTTTGCCGGCATTACACGGTCGCTATTTAAGAAGAACATATGAAAAGGTCGTTCCAGCTCTCGACATGAAACATTCATTTATTTGCGCATCTTGCAACCACGAGGGGGTTTTGGAGGTCCCCCTCAATACAGACTTTTTTTGGTTTAACGCATGAATACATACAACAAGTTTATGAGCAATTTTTTCTGTTAAAGTATTATGGAAATTGGACACTTCTAGAACTTTATAATTTACCAGTAGGTTTGCGCAAGTGGTTTTTCGAAAGATTTGTTAAACAGAAAGAAGACGAAGCAGAAGCGCGCAAACAAACCAAGCGATAAAAACAAAACCCTAAACTATTTACAGTAGAGCATTTTCACACAAGAAGGGTTTTATATGACCAAGGAACAAGCAGCCCAACTTAATGCGATACTGGAACAAGTTAAAGCATCCGGAATCGAATTAAACACATCAATCAAAGAAGCGAATAAAGCGCTTCAGGCGCAGGGCACTCAGCTAAATCAAAATCGACAAGCGGCGCTTGATATGGCGCAAGCCTTGGTTGATGGCCGCGACGCCATCGAGGCAGCTGCCGAAATAAATCAGAAAGTATACTCCACGCTGCAAGAAGAAAACACCCTTAGCGAGCAAAAACTACTCCTGCAGCAAACTCTCCTGGCCGGCCACCAAGAAATATCTCAAATAGTAGAATCCAACGCAGACGTATCTGCTGACGAGTTAGAAAAACTCAGCGAAGAGTTAACAGGCCTTCAGCAAAAAGTTAAACTTCAACAACAAGTTAAAACAGAGACGGAAAAAACAGCTCAGCAAACACTTCTTGCTTCGAACTATGTAAATATACAAGAAAAGGCTGTTGCGAAAGTCAAGCAAGGTGTAGAAGCAACGGGCGGTATTCTAACCGGCATTTATGACAAAATCAAAGGCGGTGCGCAGTACGGTGCGCAGTTCGTCGCCGGCACATATATGGGCGCAAAAACATTGATCGATGCCACCGGCCAAGCGAAAGCAGCATATACCGCACTCGATCAGTTAGGAGCTTCCTTTAGGAGAAACACAGGCCTCGTACTTGATAGCGATTTGGCGATGAAAAAATTTACAGATCGTATAATTGAGAGCGCGCGGAACCAAGTGGCATTGGGCGTCACAACAAAAGATATGGGTACCGCATATGCCAAAATGATGGAAGACTCTCGCACCTTTGGGCTCCTTATGGCCGACAACACAGAGGCGAGCGAAATGCAAGTAAAAATACTTGCGGAACATGCCGCCAAAGCTGAAAAAATGGGGATTTCGCTTAAAACCACAGCTTCCGTGGTAGAGCTGGTTGGCAAAGCGTACAGAGAACAGGATTTGGCCATGGAAACCTCGCGCATTAGCGAAGAAATGATAAATCTTGCGCGCGCCACCGGCCAAACGGTGGATAAAGTCGGTCAAGACGCGGTGAAGGCATTTGATAAATTAGCGGTGTATTCACTTCCGCAGGCGACTAAAATATTTAAAGAACTAAGTGTTACCGCTTCTCAAACAGGTATCTCGGTCGACGAATTGCTGAAAGGGGTAGCGAAATTTGATGATATGGAAAAGGCGGCGGAATCAGTTGGTGATTTGAACGCAATGCTAGGAGGTCCGTATTTAAACACTTTGGACTTGGTGAATGCGACTGAAGAAGAAAGAATCGCAATGATACGGGAGGCCGTCGAAGCTAGTGGTGAAAGTTTTGATGAGATGGACCGCTTTAAACAAAAAGCTATAGCTGCAGAAATGGGCCTAAGCGCACAACAGGCAAAAGCATATTTCGGTGTATCGCAAGCAGCTATCGACACAGCCACGGCCGGAGTCGACCAAAATAAGTCGACAATGAAGGATCTTCAAGATGCAGCGGAAAAAAATGCAGTAAGCATGAAGGATCGTTGGGGTGCAGCCCAAGAAAGTGTAGTTATGGTCGAGGGCGCCCTGCAAAATGTCCAGAGCGCCTCTAACGCGGCTTCTGAGGCGGTTGCCAAAGCCGGCGGTAAGATCCGAGAAGCGCTGGCGCCGACGATTGCGAAAATGTCGAAAGAAATGTCGACGGCGATAACGGAACAGGCTGGAAAGCTAAAAAACGCTAAAAACCTCGCCGATATGATTCAAATTATTGGTGAATTGGGAACCAAGGCGCTTGGAATATCATGGGACCAAGTGACGAAGATGGGGACCGAAGGTGCGCCAAGTATTGCAACCGCCCAAGAAGGCCCGGGCCTAGAAGAAAGATTTATGAAAGAGTTCACCGGCGCGCCCGGTCAGCCCGCAGCCGTTGGGCCTGGCGGCGGAGGCGGCCGCATTGTAATTGAGAATAAGATGTATCTAGATAAAGATATCTTATGGCAGAAGATCGACGAAAAGGTTAGTTTTGAAATCCAAAGAGCTTTGGAGAGTCAATAGGAGAAAGAATGAGCGCACCAGTATCAAATTTTAAATCATCTTACAAGACATTCTCATTTGAGCCTCTTCACGTTACGTTAAATCGTACGCCGGTGGGCGGTACTGAGATTTCGATTCCTGTTGAAGACCTGGATTTAAATCAAACGTTTACCTCAAATTGGAACCCACAAGATGCATATGGCAGAATGGATCCAATTGCAACATTCAAAAACACTCGCAGATCAATACAAGTTAAATTTTCCTGTCGTGCACACCATATAATAGACGGCGCCGGCGGCGTCGTTAATAATGTTCGGAACATTAATGTCCTTACGCAACTTTTATATCCATCTTATTACGAAACTGGGTGGACTTTGGGTGGAGATCCGCTAGCAGTCCTCGGCGCCCCCCCGTTTTTTAGAATACGGTACGGAAATTATGTTGGAAGCTACAATCCGACCGGCGAAATAGAGGGGATGCTTATGAGTGGCCTTACTGGCTATATCACTAATTTTACTCACGGTCTCGGGAAGGTAGCAAGAAATGTTGCTTTTGGCAAACAGGGGAAGGATAAAGCTTATCGCGCTTTGCCGCGGCAAATTGATGTCGGGTTCACCTTTCAGGTTGTACATGACAAACTGGTCGGATGGTATCAAAATAGATTTAGCCCCAATGGATATGGCAGCAATTTTCCATACAATGCTGGAGGCTTTGGGTATGCCACAACAGACGCGCGCTCAGAGGACACCCCTGCTGCAGTAACTATTGGCACCACCACTTCGACAGCCGGGGGCCCCCAAAACGCAGAACAACGGGCGGCCGACCCGTACAGCCCCCAGCAACAGGTTAAAGCGGCGCAAACAGGGACAAATCTTTCCCAGATTCCGACATCGATGGACTCAACAGAACCGACCACAACCGTGGCCCCGGCGCAGACAGCGGATGCGTGGGTACCAAAGGAGAAATGAACATAAATGGCTTTTAATTTTTCACGGTATAGTAAAAGAGCAGTTTTGAGGAATTCGTCCCCGAAGTACATGAAACAGCTTGATAGCAGAAACGTTCCTTACATAAACCACTTTGACACCGCAGCTCTTGCATACCCTTCAGAAAAGCTCTTGGGAAGTTTAGAGATCGTAAATGAAGTGTGGGGAGTTGGGAGTCGTTTTTACAAACTAGCAGATAAACACTATGGGGATCCGGCACTTTGGTGGATCATTCCTTGGTTCAATAAGTTACCACTAGAGTCAGATTTTGAAACTGGAGAGGTGGTTCTTATTCCTAAACCATTAAATATTATATTAAACTTTTTTGATTAATGAGTGAAGACTAATGACAGAAGAAAAAAAAGACTTTAGTGCCGAAAAACGCCTAATAGATATAAAACTAAAGAGACCCTGGTTTAAACAGGCTTTTTTGGTGAATTATATGTATCCAATTGTACAGCCGCTTCATGAAACTGTAAACCCTAGCAAGTATATTAAACTAATAAAGCCAAACAACAACTCTGAATCTGTTGTTAATCGCCTAACAGTCTCACCAGAAGTTATGACATTTTTTGAAGGGTCATCTGTTGAATATAGTCAATTAGTTCCTCGCATTGAAATATATAAAATCTACATTAAAAACAAAAAAAAAGTGGAAGAAGTGCTCCTCCCATTTGAGGCGTATACAAACTTTCAAAAAGATTGGTCTATAATGAACTTGTTAAATGGCCCTTTTCGAGGCCGCGAAGCGGGCATACAAAGCGTCGCTGTAAAAATGGGCGGAAAGGGAAAAGGCCCTTTTCGAGCAAATTTGCAAGTTATTACGCTAAAAATACTCTTTAACGACATAAAAACCTTATTTAGAGAGTGGGAGCACTCTCCGGGCCTCAAGGTTTCGTTCGCCGATTTAATAAAATATCCTACCGCACTGAAAGGGAAGGATACTGACCCGAAAAGCCTTCCCGCAGCCTATCGTATAAAGCTGTCTTTAGGGTGGAACGTGGATGTTAAAAACCCCATTCTTAACGAATCGACACCGGGCAAAAATTTTGCTAAGGCGGCTCAACAGTCATCAACAAATTTTATTGGCGATTTACACACTTATGATATGGACTTTCGAGAAGATGGCTCAGTTTTGGTGACAGCCACATACAATGGAGCCATCGAGGGCGCCTTCAGCAGCGCCAATGCCGACATAATGAATTCTTACAATGCCAGTGGTGCCGAAATCAGCAAATTAAAATTACAGCTAGCTCAACTTGATGAGCTGTGGGCCGAAGCCGGCATGAACAATGAGGCGCGAAATAAAAAAGTAGCCTATTTAACAAAAATTAAAAAAATGGTTAAACAGCTCGTGGACTCTCGCAAAAAGCTGAATGGCCTAATAAAAAACGCTAAGGGTGACGACGCCACATTTCCAGATGTTGAAGAACAAGTAGGAAAAGACTTTAATGTGCTAAAGTCAAGCGCGGCTGGCCTTTCATCAAAGAGTAAAGAATTGTTAAATGCAGTCGGTGTGGCCAAGGGCGCCAATAAAATTGAATACTATGATAAAGCTACCAAGGCTATTGATACGGCCATAGCCAAAGAAGGAGCCGAAGTGCAAAAACAAATAGATAAGGAGAAAGAAAATCTAACAAAAGCAAAAGCGGCCATAAAAGCCAGCATTGTAGCACTTGAATCGAGCATGCGCGCAAAACATTTATTTTCACACGTTGAGCGATTAATAGACCAAAACAAGGTAGGTTGGATTTCCACGGGCAAAAAAAGTGTCTTTAACGACTGGGTATCATATCGCGAAGAGCTTGATGCGATTTATAAACTGCCTGATATCATCAAGAAGGAAGCGCTGGAGGTCACCGGCGTAACTAAGGACGCTTTTAACAAAAGCGCCGCCTTACAAAACGAAATGTCCTCGGGCACCCCCCCACCCAAAAACGCCGCCAAGTCCGCCGCAAAGACCGTCCAACAGGCTTTTAGTCTGACAACAGAAACTGAAAAAATTCCACTACCAGACGGGTCTTGCGCTATGATCGAAAAGTATAAAAAAATTGGTGCGGCCGCCAAACTGTTCTTGTCGGATGAATATGAAAAAGGTGAAAAAATTATGTTTTTTACTTTTGGAGATTTGATATCTACAATTCTTGATAGTGGCGGCTTAGGCGACAGCGTCGCCGCAGCAACACCAGACTTTAGATTGATCTTTGGGAATATGGAAATGCAACGACCGGGCAGTTCAATTAGGTCTGAGGTTAATTTATATTTTTTACCGATCTCTCTCGAAATCTTTGTAGATTTTATGACTCATAAAATTGTAGGTAGAAGTAAAAAAAGCTATCAATTAATGTCTTTTATTAATGATCTGATTCAATTTATAATGAATAAGATTTCTAAACCATTTGGTTCGGCCGCAGATGGGAAGTTGTTGGTTAGCGGAGGCGCCACCGGTGGCTTTAATCTAGACATTACCTCAATCAATGTACCAAAGAACCTCTTAGAGAGCAAAATGAAAGGAGACTATCACACGAATGCCGCCTTAGATTTAGCGCGCATGTTTAACTTTGGAAAACAGCGGTTTAAAAACAGCGTCGCCACAAAGTTGCCCTTCAATAAAATTTCTAACACACTCTTAATACAAGCAAAAGCGCCCAGCCCGTTCGAGGCTCGCGTTAAAGACACACTTAAGGCCCACCCAGTACTTGATAAAGAAGAAGGTATACCTCATTTCATGGTGGGTGGTGAAAATCGTGGGCTACTGAAGAGCATCAAGTTCACTCAATCGACAAAGCCCGGCATGGCCATGGCCTACTACCGTCAGGCCACGGGCGCCGAAGACAATGATCGAATAAGCAAGGCTGAAATCAAGCCGGCAAAATTTGTGTGCGAGATGAGACTCATTGGGAATCCTTATTTCTATATCGGTCAACTTTTTTATGTCAACACAGAACTTATCAGCGCCGGCAATTTTGAAAAAAACAATATTATGAACGGGGGTTATTATTTTTGTAGCAGCGTTGACACTAGTATTAAAGATGGACAGTGGGAAACTGTTGTGAAAGGGGTTCTCACTAAAGCAGACTCTGCCATTCATCAGTCTAAGAAAAGCAAGGGCAAAAAGAACGACTCAGTCAAGACAACAAAAGAAATGACCGCGACTGAAAAAGCGCAGTTAGATCAAAAGAAAGCTTTGGCCGAGCTGTCAACTTCCTCCGCAATTTCTTCGACGCCAAAACCAAAAACTCCGGGAGCATGTAGTTAACAAAAATAAAGGAGATAAAACTAATTATCTTAGAAGAGGAAAATCACGATAATGGCCGATATTAACATACCCCCCTTTGGTACTAACTCCCTAGAAGCATCTGCACTATTTGAGCAAAGGCTGCGCTATCGAGAAGAATCCTTTTCTAGACTTTTCGATCCCACTCCCTTGGACATTCTATATGAAAAGCCTTTTTATGGTAAAGTAGATATATATGGGACCCCAATATATCCTTCTGAAATAAACATGGTACAACTTCCAGGTCCGGGACTAATTCTGGCTTTGGATTTTGTTGCCGCGGCCTTCCGGGACTTTAAACATTTTATAGACAAGTGCGCGGTGGTCAAAGGAAGGAGTTTTGCAGATTTGTTTCCCTCGTTTACGCCAAAGTCTGCGACTCAGAATTTTCATCAAATGTATAATGATCATTTTGTTAAAAATGTCTTTAACGTTTTTTCGAATTCGTACATCCAGGTACCAAAAATCAACAGAAAAATCAAAAACTTTGACGATCTGACGAGAGAGTTTCTGCAATTCGCTAAAATGATGGTAGGAGAGTTTCCGATTACAAAGACTGGTTTTATTGTATCTCCGCACTGCACAAACGCAATTAGCGGTCTTTTTATTGAATTGTCGGGCCCGTCTTACGATAACGATCTCGTTAAATTTGAGCGATTTATTTCAAAACCCTCTTTCAACGATTATATTAAAGCTGCATCCGGGTTCGGATTCTATGTAGACAAAAATATTCCATGGAGAATCGCAGTTAATATGGACTCGCCAGTGACCAAAGATTATATGACGGCCTTTGGTGTAAGCCTTGACGATAACAGTGTTTTTTCTAGCTATTTCTATGAAAGTGAATATTTTTCGTACGAAAGTATGAAGGCACGCCTTTTTAATCTGTATTCTATCTTGATGGCCAACCCACGCAGCAGAACTTACGGCTCAGTGTACGAAACTAAAAATTGCCCCATAGCGACGTGGGATAGCGTTCTTAATGGCAATTACAAAATAATAACAAAAGAAACCCAAAGAGAACCAATCCCCGTTTATTATGACCAAAAGGAAATACCCGTAAATTTTGAAGGCCCACCGCCAGAAACTTTTGATAAGAAATATAATGATGAGTATTTTTTACCTATTTATTTTCAATTAAGGCTAGCCGAGAGCAAAATCAGGTACAGGCAGCGCGAATATAAATCGCACATGAGAAAAATATTAAATTTTTATAAAGTTTTTGGTGCTGAGTCCGCGGTGTCATATATAGGGCATTTGACAAAACAAACAAAGATATATGAAAAAATACCAGACGACAGAAAGCCACCCTACAATATAAAATATTTTGGCGATTCCACAAGTTCTGGCTTGTATTCTTACGCAGAACCTGCTATAATAAAAAAAGAAAAAATTAGTGACCCTGACGCCACTGAATATTGACCGGAATGATTTTTCAAACCTTTGATGACAAAAGAGAATGTGTTGCCATCTATCAAGATGGAAAAATTTATAAGAAAAAGCCACGCCATCAATTAACAAAAACTTGGGATTACGCGGAGTCTCTCAAGGACAATCAGATTCAATACGCGAAATATTATTGTGGTGGGAAAAGTTTAGACGAAGCATGCCCCGAAAACCTAAGAGGAGAGTGGGAAGCGGTCAAGGAAAAACTAGAAGCTTTTAGGCGCTCCGTCGGCGAAGCGAAATTAAATCTGCGGGAACATTGCTTTTTTGATTTGATACCCCCCCATGTCTTATTAAACTATGGGCAGATTAAAAATAAGATCTGCAACCATGTTTTTGCAACCCAGGCCAAACCAGAAAACTATGATCATATGGTAGATCTTGTAAGGGTTTTGACGGAAATAAAAAATACAAAATTAAATATTGATTTGACTCCTTTAGAAGGGCGACGACATGAATTCAAGGCACGCCAATTCCTCAAAAAAATAAGCAACATAGAGCCCTATATAACATATGATATGCGCGGCACCAAAACTGGAAGACTCACTTCAAAGGCCTTTCCAATATTAACGATGGACAAGGAATACAGAACGATTTTAAAACCCAACAACGAGTGGTTTCTTGAATTAGATTACAATGCGGCTGAGTTGCGTGTTATGCTTGGACTCCTAGGTGGCGGACAACCAAACGAAGATTTGCACGATTGGAACCTGAAAAATGTTTTTAAAAATGGTGGCACAAGAGAAGAAGCAAAGAAAAGAGTGTTTGCGTGGCTGTACAATCCCGAGTCAAAAGACCGCCTCTTAAACAAAGAATATGATCGAGACTCTGTGTTACAAAAGTACTACAATGGAAGCCAAGTGACAACCCTTTGGAACAGGACAATTGATTCTGATGATCATCACGCTTTGAACTATATAATTCAGTCAACAGCGGCGGACCTCTTCCTTCGGCAGATGATTAAAGTTTGGGAACTACTTAAAGATAAGGAATCTCAAATCGCGTTTTGTTTGCATGACTCTTTGGTAATTGACCTAGCAGAAAAGGATCAGGTGCTGGTACATGAGATAAAAGAAGAGTTTGCCAACACAGAACTTGGCACCTTTAAGGTGAATGTCTTTGGTGGGAAAAACTTTGGCGAGATGAAAAGGATGAACGTAAGATAATGCAGACCATAATTGGAATTGGAGAAGCCGGCTGCAACATCGCAGATCAGTTTGCTAACTACCCTCAATATAAAATATATAAAATAGACACGGGCTTGCAAAAAGCGCCACGGTGCTACAATTTCCCGGAGTATGATCATCCTGAAAAGTATGAAGAGAATTGCCCCAGCCTGAAGCGTTTTTTTAAAAACGTAAAAGACGGCGTCCTGGTCGTCACAAGTTGCGGCCTTATTTCAGCCGCTATTCTTAGAATCTTAGAACAAATAAAGCACAAATGCCAAATAAGTATTTTATATATAAGGCCAGATCGTGCTTTATTGCCGGAATTGAAAACTCTGAATGATAACGTCTTGTTTCACATCCTGCAAGAGTACACGCGCAGCGCGCTGTTTGAAAGAATATATTTAGTGGACAACGTGCAAGTATCTAAGATTGTTGGAGATGTCCCCATCCGCGAGCACTTCAACAAGCTGAATGAGTTGGTTGTGTACACAATTCACATGATGAACGTGTTTAATAACACGGAACCGGAGACCACTACATTTGCTCCATTTATAGAAACGGCCCGCATGACAACCTTCAGTCTGCTAAACTATGAAACTGGGGAAGAAAAACCATTTTTTGATCTTGACATTCCACGCGAAAAGAGATATTATTATGGAGTGCCTGAAAAGAGGCTTCAAACGGACGGTACTCTATTGAAAAAGATTGGGGAGCAATTAAAAGAACAGAAACAATATGATAAAATGATGATGAGCTACGCGGTTTTTTCAACAGACTACGAAGATGTATATGCGTTCAGTCTGTTGAATAGCTCAGTGGTTCAAAATAACAAGTTTAGGCTTGACAAAGATTTAAATTTATAGTATTATATAAAAATAGCGGTACAAGAGAGTTATTGTACTGACTTTAACAAAAAAGGAGACAAGAAATATGTCAATCAATTTAGATAAAATGCGCGCACGCATGACCACCCTCAAAACTAAAGGGGGCGCGAATAACCGTTTTTGGCGCCCCCAAGATGGCGAATCAGTAATTCGCATTGTTCCCACAGCCGATGGAGATCCGTTCAAGGACTATTGGTTCCACTACAACGTTGGAGACAATCCTGGCTTTCTTAGCCCGAAGAGAAACTTTGGGGAAGATTGTCCGCTGGACTCTTTTGTCCGCCAGCTTTGGCAAGAAGGAACAGAAGATAGTAAACGGATGGCCAAGAAGTTGTCTGCTCGTCAGCGTTTTTTCGCACCGGTGCTTGTTCGCGGTGAAGAAGACCAAGGCGTTCGTGTCTGGGGCTTTGGGAAACTAGTTTACGAAAGCCTTCTTAACCTTGTTTTGAACCCTGAATACGGGGACATCACTGATCCTGAAAAGGGTATTGATTTGGCAATCGCGTATGGAAAGCCTGCAGGCGCAAGCTTCCCAGTCACACAGCTCACCCCGCGCCGACGAAGTTCCCCGCTTTGTCCCGATGACCCTGAAAAGTGCCACGAACTTCTGGAAAACATTCCAGATTTTGAGGAGCTATTCGCCCCAAGTCGAAAGACTGCGGTCGAAGTTCAGGGCATGCTAGATGAATTTCTTTTGAGCGATTCAGACCCCGAAGAAAACTCTAGCGAGACCACCAAGTATAGCGCAAATAAAAAAGAAGGCACGTCTGTTGACAAAGCCTTCGCGGATTTGCTTGGTTAAGAATGTGGGGGCCTTCGGGCCCCCCTTCTTTTTTAATCTAACACCTTTAAGGGGAAAACATGGCGAGAGCTAAAACAAAAACAGGAAAACTTTCAATAGCAGACATGCGCCAGCTTATCAATAAAAAAGCTGGCATGAATGTTGCACACAATTTAAATGAAGACAGCCCAACAATCGTAAAAGATTGGATCCCAACCGGATCACGCTGGCTCGATTCAATCATATGCCGAGGGCAACTAGCAGGAATCCCAGTAGGAAAAATTGCAGAGATCGCTGGCCTGGAGTCTACAGGCAAATCATTTTTAGGCGCACAGGTGGCAGCAAACGCGCAAGCGCAAGGGATAGATGTTGTTTATTTCGATTCAGAATCTGCAATCGATCCAGGCTTTTTAGAAAAGGCTGGCTGCAATGTAG